ATCATTGTTGATCGGCGTGCCAGGTCGATTGAAAACGCTGACCTGGTAGCGCATAGGGCGTATCTAACCATCAGCGACCTAGTCTCGATGGGTTACGACTATGAAGAGATGGAAGCGTTTGCAACAAACGAAACCGACTTCGAGCTATTTAATGAAGAGGCGCGTGAGCGCTTAGAAAACTTTCAAGACGACCGCAAGTCAGATGCAACGCAGCAGCGAGTGCTGTACGTGGAAGCGTACATGCAACTCGATATTGACGGCGACGGCGTGTCGGAGCTCAGGCGCATCTGTTGCGCAGGCCCGTCCTACGAAGTAGTCAAAAACGATCCGGCTGACCAAATACCGTTTGCGTTCTTTTGCCCAGATCCTGAGCCGCACTCATTTTTCGGCACGTCCATAGCAGACCTGACGAAAGACATTCAGCGCATCAAATCAGCGGTCTTGCGCGCATCCCTGGACAGCCTCGCGATGAGCACGCACCCGCGTGTTGGCATCGTTGAAGGCCAGGCTAGCTTAGAAGATGTGATGAACAATGAAGCTGGCGGTGTGATTCGTATGCGTCAACCTGGCGCTGTCGTGCCATTCACGTTGCCATACGTAGGGCAGCAGGCATTTCCCATGCTGCAGTACATGGACGAGGTGCGTGAAAACCGCACCGGCATCAGCAAAGCCGCTGACGGCCTTGATCCCAGTGCGCTGCAGTCAAGCACGCTCATGGCAGTGCAGCAGACCGTGGCAGCTGCTCAGCAGCGTACAGAGCTCATTGCCAGGCTGTTTGCTGAAGGCGGCATGACCAGGCTTTACCGAGGCCTGTTGCAACTGATCATTAAGCACCAGGACAAGCCGCGCATGATTCGACTGCGCAACCAGTTTGTGCCTATGCAGCCAGATCGCTGGAATGCCGATATGGATGTCGTGACCAACATCCACCTGGGCAAAGGTAGCGACGCAGAGCGCATGGCCCTTCTGCAGCAAGTTGCAGAGAAGCAAGAACAGATTCTGCAACTGCTTGGTCCCGAAAACCCATTGGTAAATGTGCAGAATTACTACGCGACGCTGACTCAGATCCTGGAGACAGCGGGGTTCAAAGACACCAATCGCTTCTTCACCGACCCGTCCCAGGCTCCACAACAGCCACAAGAAGAGCCCAAGCCTGATCCGAACGAGCAAATGATCCAGCTGCAAATGCAAGCAATCCAAGCCGATATGCAGAAAAAGCAGGCAGACCTGTCGCTAGAGCGCGAAAAGAGGGTCAGAGAAGACGACAGGCGCCGCGACAAAGACGAGGCAGATATTGTGCTCAAGGCCGCTGAGATCACGGCCAGGTACGGAGCACAAGTAGACATGGCATCGATTAAGGCAAACGCGGACAGAGATCGTGAGCTAGTCCGCCAACTAGCAGGGCAGAGCAATGTCCCTAACGCCTGAGCAAGAAAAAAGAATCAACGACTTTTTCCACACTGACGACTTTGAAGAGGTCATGGGGCACCTGTCAGTTGATTTATACGAGGAGTGGTGCAAGGAGCGCGAACCCAAAGAACGGGAGCGTTTGTGGCTGCAAAGACAAGCACTTGATCAGTTGATGACGCGCCTACGCGCAATCAGCGATCAGGTTTCAGTGAGGAAAAATCGATGAGTGATAAAATAAATTCAGATGAAACCCCAGATGTGGGTTCGGAAGGCAGTCTACATCGCGCGCAGAGCGCGATAGAGCAATTGTTGGCCTCAGAAGACGAGCAAACCAGCGATTTGGATGAAACGACTGACAACGAGTCGGCTGACGATGAGTTAGACGGCGAGGCATATGAAGATGCTGATGATGAAGAACCCGACGAGGACTTCGATTCAGATGACGATGATGCCGACATCGTTGATGACGACGACAGCGACGACGATGAGTCTGACGGTGACACCACTGTTTTCACAGTCAAAGTTGACGGTGAAGAGATAGAGGTCGATCAGGAAGAGCTCATTGCGGGCTACTCAAGGCAACGATCATTCACTAAGAAAAGCCAGCAACTGGCCGAAGAGCGCAAGGCGTTCGAGGTCGATAGAGATGCGGTTTTCTTGGAGCGGCAGCAGTACACCCAGTTATTGGGCGCCCTGCAAACGCAGCTGGTGGCATTTGATGAACCGGCACCTGACTTTGACAGGATGTACGAGGAAGACCCTATAGAGGCTAATCGTGCAGAAAGATTGTTCCGTAAAAAACAGGAAGAACGCCAAGCGAAGTTGCAGGCGATAGCACAAGAGCAGCAGAGAGTGGAGCTCGCTAACGCTCAAGAGCAAGACCAGCAAATGCGCGGCTTGATTACCCAGGAAGTGCAACGACTGCCCGACGTTATCCCAGAATGGAAGAACGCCGATGTCGCCGCAAAACAGCGCGAAGAGTTGCGCAAATACCTGATTGATCAAGGTGTCGCCGAAGAAGAAATCGGTGCACTCGTTCGAGCAGACCACATCAAAGTGCTTCGCAAAGCGATGCTCTATGACCAAGGTCAGCGCAGAGTCTCGAAGGCCAGGAAACAAGGCCGTCAGACAGGAACAGTAAAGGCAGGTTCCCGACCCACAAGCAAGCCCACAGCGCGAAAGACGAAGGCCGCAAGACAGCGTTTTGCTAAATCAGGTCGTCTCGATGACGCGGCGGCATTAATCGAACAATTGCTTTAAGGGTAAAAACCAATGGCTATCGTAACCAACACTTTCACAAAATATAGCGTAGTAGGCCTACGTGAAGACCTATCTAATTTGATAGCGAACATAGCGCCAGAAGAAACGCCTTTTGTAACCAATATTACTAAGCGGCGCAGCGTATCTAATACGTTTTACGAGTGGCAACAGGACTCACTTGCTGCAGCTGCACAGAATGCACACATCGACGGCGATGATGTTTCCAGCTTTTCAGCTACAACTCCGACGAGTCGTTTGGGAAATTATACGCAAATTCTGCGCAACGATTTCATTATTGCGGACAACTTAGGCGGATCGTTAGATCTCGCCGGAAAGCGAAGCGAAATCGCGTACCAGACGGCGAAAATCGGCAAGGAGCAACGTCGTGACCTAGAACTGAACCTGTGCGGAGTTAACCAGGCTGCTGTTGCTGGTAACAACACGACCGCGCGTAAGACAGCGTCTTTGTCTGCGTTCATCAAGACTAACACCAGCAAGGGTACTGGCGGTGCAGATCCGACCGTATCGTCTGGCGTAGTAAACGCAGCCCGCACCGATGGAACCCAGCGCTCCATCAGTGAGGCCATGCTAAAGGACATCGTACAATCTTGTTGGACTGAGGGTGGATCTCCCAGCATGCTGATGGTCGGTGCGTTTAATAAGCGAGCGATCTCAGCGTTTGCCGGTATTGCAGCACAGCGGTACATGGCGCCCAGCGATGGTCCCACGCAAATAATCGGTGCCGCCGATGTCTACCAAAGTGATTTTGGATCTATCTCGATTATCCCCAACAGGTTCAGTCGTTCGCGCGATGCGTACCTGCTTGACCCCGATCTAATTGAGATTGCAACGCTACGTCCTATGTCCAGCCAAGAGTTGGCGAAGACCGGCGACGCAACAAAATTCATGATCATCCAAGAAACGGGCTTACAGGTGAATCAGGAAGCTGGTCTTGGAATCATCGCTGACCTGACTACTTCGTAATGAGCAATCGACGCACTTTGTCCCGTGATGCCCAGACAGGTATCACGACGGACTTTATCTTCGAGGCGGGTAATACCGCCTCGCAAGATCAGTTTGTGATTGCCAAGTCGCAGGATGTGACGGCGTTCGTTGAGCAAAACAAAGTTGCGCGCAACGAAATAGATCGGCACCAAAAGCATGGTGAGTTCAGCAAAGTTGCGTCGATACCTCTGAGTATCTATTACGACCTGAAACAGCGCGGGATTGTTGATGATCAAAAGGCCATGCGCGCATGGCTGAACGATCCAGACAACCGCGCGTTTCGCACAAGGGATTCGCGCATCTGATGGCTATCACGACCTACGACGAACTGCAGAGCGCCATAAGTGATTGGCTTAATCGTTCTGATCTAACGTCGGCAATTAAGTCATTCATCTCGCTTGGCGAGGCGCAGATGCAACGCTCTATTCGTCATAGAGACATGATTGAGCGTGCACAGGCGTCAATAGACAGCGAGTACAGTGCGACCCCAGCGGACTGGATACAAAGCGTAAGTCTCATCCTGGAAACAACACCGGCCACGCAGCTGGAGTATGTGACCAACGAAGAGATGAATCGCAAAAAAACGCTGAATGTTGCGGCAGGTAAGCCGCAATGTTTCACGCACGTAGGCGATGAGATCCAGGTTTACCCAACACCTAGCGGTATTGGTTACACCGGCGAGCTTGTTTACTACGCGAAAATACCAGCGCTCAGCGACACCAACACAAGCAACTGGCTACTGGCTGCTCACCCCGACATCTATCTTTATGGATCGCTCATGCAGAGCGCGCCATATCTGGTAGATGACCAGCGCCTTGGCGTTTGGGCTGGGCTTTACCAGAAAGCCATAGATGACCTAACCATCTCCGACCAACGAACGCAGGGGCAGTCCAGCGTAAGAATGAGGGCAGCTCCGCTGCAATAAAACTATGGCTTTTACTGATTTTCTTGAGACAAAACTCTTAGCTCACACTTTCTCTAACACAGCGTACACGTCGCCGAATCCGGTTTACGTCGCGCTCTACACGGTTGCGCCAGCTGATGGTTCTGCAGGCACAGAAGTGACCGGCGGTGGATACGCACGGCAAAGCTGCGCGTTCACAACGTCAGGAAACCTGGCAACAAACACAGCTGCAGTTGAGTTCCCAACAGCCTCCGCCGCATACGGCACAGTCGTGGCGGTGAGTGTCTGTGACGCGGCTACGGGTGGCAACCAGTTGGCTTACGCGGCGCTGACAGCCAATAAGACCATCGGCGTTGGCGATGTCTTCCGCATCCCAGCGGGTGATTTGGACATTACGCTCGACTAGCGGTGAGCCAAGGCTACGGCAATGGCCGGTGGAACGCAGGCAGGTATGGTGAGTGGAGCTACATTGATGCTGCAGCTGCGAGCGCGGCTGCTGCTACTGGCAGCGTCAGCGCGGAGCTTATACAGCTCGGTGCGGCAACTGTCAGTGCTGCTTCTGTGGCTTCCTGCAGTGCTGTCACAACTTTCGCGGCAAGCGCTGCAAGCAGCGCATCGTCTGGTGCAAGCGCCCTTGGCGGTTTCCTTAGACTTGGCCAGGCATCTGCTTCGTCAAGCTCGGCAAGTGCAAGCGCCGGTGAAATTGTTAGAGACGGTACAGCGGTGGTGGCTGCACAGAGCGTCAAGACTGCATCTGCAAACTTCACTACTGGCGCTTCTGCAGCCGTTTCGGGGTCTGCGACAGGCACTTGTACGGGCATTCGTGTCCAGAATGCGAGTGGTGCCGGGGCTTCGACAACTTCTGGCTCGTGCGCTGCAGTCATTGCAATCGTTGCCGCCGCGAGCGGAGCTTCATCTTCTGCGGTTGCGGCAAGCGGGAAGAGAGTCGCGCTCGCGGCTGCTGCGCTTGCTGCTCAAGGCGCTCTGGCCATCGCGCCGCAAAAACAGGCAAACGCAATCTCGCTTGGGCCAGCGACGGCCAGTGTCACTGCAAACGCTGAGCGAATTGCTCTTGGCGCTGCAAACGAAACTGCGCGAAGCGTGGTCACGGCTTCGGGCCGACTCAAATGGGAAACACAAACCATAGACGGCACAACATGGACTGCTCAGCCAACGCGAGCGGCCTGAAACTAGGAAACAAACATGGCTGACACATTTACTAACGACCTACGATTAAGGCTACAAGAGGCGGGCGCCAACTCAAATCAGTGGGGCGATCTTCTCAATTATACGATAACCAATATTGCTAGCGCGTTTGGTTCCGGCACTGAAAATCTAGCCAGTGATGCCGACACAACAATCACGTTGGCCGACGATGGCTCCTCAACCGATGAGGCCAGATCGTTGTACCTAAAAGTCACAAGTGGCGTATCGCTGACGGCCACCAGGACCGTAACGATTGGTCCCAACACTATCAGCAAGGTTTACGTAATTGAGAACGCCACGACAGGTGGCCAGTCGATTGCAATTAGCCAGGGCAGTGGCGCAAACGTCACAGTACCAAGCGGTGCAGTAAAGGTAGTTCACTTGGACGGCGCGGGATCAGGCGCAGCAGTTACTGACTCGCTGGTCGATCTGCACTTGACCGGCACCACAGCGATGGCTGCAGCGACTATCGACTCGCGCGATGTCGGAACGCAAAGCATCGTTTCCACAGCACCATCAAGCGCGTCCGGCTATCCAAATGGCCACGTCTGGTATGTAACGGGCTAAAAAAATGTCGATATTTGTCAATGACAGCGGGACGCTCAAAGAGATCGACAAAGACGGTCAACTCTTTGCTCGCGGCGACGCGGGCACTTTGTTCAGCGTCAATCACGTCGTCGTAAACAACGGCGGAACACTGGCTACAGTTTGGAACGCGATCTATGCGACGTCCCGTTCTACGACCACCACATTTAACACGAATACGACCAGAGCTACGCAAACGTCTAGGTCTACAACTACGTCGTTCACAACTACCTTTGACACCAGCAGGGACACGACGACCGCGTTCAACACGACGACCACTTTCGATACGTCGCGGGGAACAAGCAAAAGCACCACAACGAGCTACACGACTAACTTCAACACGACCACTAGCAGGTCCACGACAACGACGTTCAATACGACTAGATCCACGACCACAACTTTTGCGACTAGCCGTTCGACTACCACGACATTCAATACGTCAAAAAGCACGACGACCACTTACGCAACGTCAAAGAGCACGACCACAACATTTAACACGTCAAAAACCACTAGTCGCTCGACGTCGCGCTCCACAAGCAAAAGTACGACCACGACGTTTAACACAAGCAAATCAACGACAAGAAGCACATCGTTTTCAACTAGCTTCTCGACTAGTTTTAACACGTCAAGAACTACAACCTTTACCCGATATACAGCCTTCGGAAAAGCGGGAACGATCCCGACTCAGGTAAGTCGGACTACGACGTTCGCCACAAGCAGAACGACATCTAGGAACACGTCGCGCAACACGAGCTACACGACTACCTTCGCGACCAGCAAATCAACTACGACGACCTTTAATACGTCGTTCAGCACGAGCTATACAACGACCTACGCAACGTCAAAAAGCACAACGACCACTTTCAATACGTCCAAGTCCACAACGACGACATTTGCAACTTCGCGAACCACAACCACGACGTTCAACACAAGCAAATCAACGACCACGACTTTTGCAACCAGCCGAGCAACGACAACGTCCTACGCGACCGGCACGTCTAGAGGGACAAGCAAAGCGACGACGACTTCGTATACCACGACCTACGCAACGTCACTGGCCACAGGGACGAGCAGGACAACTACGACGACCTTTGCGACGAGTAGAGGCACAAGCAAGGCGACCACGACCGCATTCAACACCACGACTACGTTTGCTACTGCCACCAGCAGAGCCACCACAACAGTGGTTTTCGAGCGCCTCACGGCCACTGGTGCAGAGACTGAGGTTTCCAGCGGCAGTGCCCACAACGCAAGATTTTGGGATGGGAGCCAATGGACGGAAAACTAGAGACAGAGCTCGAACTCGTTAACAAGCGCCTGGAGGCGCTGATGGACATTGTGCTTGAGCACTTTGGCGCCAACGAAGACCGATTGCAGGAAATTGAGGACCAGCTGGAGTCACGCTCAAATGGCGATTGATCCATTAGCCAGAAACGATGTGCTGGGCGACAAAATAGCGCATCTGTACAAGAGCGGTAACGTGCTGCGCCACGAAGATTGCGATTCTTTTGCCCTACGAGAATTATTGCCAGACAGAGCGCCTCACAACACAAACCTGGAGTACGACCTTTGGTATGACATGGGCGGTGACAAAGAGATCCACGGATACTCGTACACCGACATGCTTAGCTCATTCATCTACATCCGCACCGCAAATTTTTACTACTCGCAGAAGACGATGATGGATGCGCTAAGCGCAGAAATAACAGCTGAGGGACGCGGTTTAGTTGAACGAATAGCGAATAAAACAGGTGACAAATATCGCTTACGTACTGCGCTTGAGCGTCACGACTTTGTTGTGTTTTTGCCAGGCACCAACTGCATCAATGATGCGTTCGATTGGGACTTGGGCAAGCAAGCGGTAGCACAGGGTGCTGTATTCAAACCTCATCCACTGTCAAGTGTAAGCCTGGTTCGTCACTTAAAAAACGAGTATGGCGACGCGAACATACTGGACAAGCGTATGAGCGGGCATGAACTGTTAACTGGCGCAGACATTGTTGGTTGCTGCGCAAACTCAGAGATGGGCATAGCGGCCATTGCTCGCGGCTGTGGGTTCCATATGTTCTCGCCTGAGTCCATTGGCCAATCTGGCAAATGCCTTACATACAGCAGCATTTATCGGGCACTTCTCAAGGGCGGCAGTCACAAGGAAAACCTGCAACGAATAGTTAGCTGCGAAAGCAGCGGGCTCGTAAGCAGCGCAAGCCAGAATGCGCAGCAACGCATAAACAAATTCTTTCAACAATTCGAGGACGTTCCGCATGTTGAACCGACAAATCCTCGTTATTGACAACGAGTGGTCCACCATCACCGTCAGCAGCATCAATGCGATGCCAGGCTGGACCTGCAAAGTGGTCAGACAGGACCCTCGGGGCACGATAGCCACCGCATTGGCAAACGCCGAGCACACATCGCTGTGTGTTCGTGGCGGCGTTGTGCTCGCTTTTGCTGACGAGGACTTGCCGTCGGCCAGACGCCTAGACGATTTCGACATCTGTCTGTCGCGGCGCGCGGTCTATATAGACAACGAGTCACACAAAGGCATTTACGAACTAGCAGGCTCGACAATCACGCCAAATACCTACGACCTAGACGTGTTTTTTATCAACCCAGAGCGGTGGGCAGACATTCCCGTAAGCGACGCTGGGGCGTTGCGTGACCGCAAGATTCTAAACATGCCAAGGTACATGAATCATCGAGTGGACAGAGTTGCTGAGGCGACAATAACGGCCGCAGAGCTAGCGCGCTACGGTGTCCTGGGTCACCAGTCATGTGTTCTGAATTACGTCGACGTATTTGAAAGGGGCGTGAAAGGACCGGCCAAGTACGCTTATGCGCTGGATCGCGTTGCACCGCACCTTGGTCATCTCCCACCAGAATTGTTGCAGCAGGTCGAGACAGTTCTAGCGGCCTGCAGTACCCAGTCAAAATTCATTAACCAGTTAGCGAGCACAAACTGATGGCGACAATCAGAACAATACTTACGTCAATCGATGACGCCGATTTTGACCGCGTATACGACAGCAGCAGAGCTAAGCTGGTCGATGCGCTGGAGGCTAGCTTCCCGTTCGACGCGATGGGTCCGACACCCGCGTTGGACGTACCTGCAAACCAGAAAGCGCATATCCGGTCCTTGTGCCAGGGCAAAATCGATGACCCAAACGGCTTCTGTTTTAAGTCGGTAAAGGATGGCGTGCTGATCGCTATGGTGTTCGGCACCCTTACTGATGGAACTCTGCTGGTCAGCTACTGGCTAGCTGCCCCCGACACGTCTGGTAGCAAGGCGTTCGCTTTCGACAAAGCACAAACCATCGAGTATTACACGTGGCTGAAATCCCAAGGCGTGGCGCGCTACGAAAGCGAACTGATTGAGAAGGGCACCACAGTCAAAAATTGGATCGAGAGCGGCGAAACAACCACGCAAGATACGACTGGGTCGTGGGGAATTGACGACACGATCCAGAGCACGCAGCCGTTGACGAATTATACATTCAGAAAAATGGGCTACGACTTAGACCACATTGACTAGGGGTAATTATGGAAATCGAATCAATCACAGTGGACGGGAAAGAATACAAGCTGACTGACCTGTCTGAGCAAGCGCAGCAACTTTTTGCTCTGCACGCAGAAGCAGAGATAGCGATATTGGACGCGCAGCGCGCGGTAGCACTGCACGAAATTGCAAAAGAAACGCTGAAGAATGAACTGTGCATCGAAGTGAAAAACCATAAGCCGACGCCGGCCATCATTAAAGATTTCAGGAAAACAGAGTGACACCGACAGAGAAGGCAATAGCAAAAATCGAGTCTCACGAAAAAGAGTGTGGGATTCGTTACCAGGGCATTGAGCGGCGCTTAGAGTCTGGCAATAAACGATTTGATCGATTGGAACAGATGATCTGGGGGGTCTATGTGACGGTAATTATGGCAGTCGCGCTACCACAGTTCATAGGCTGATCGATGGTAGGCGAGATCGCAGCAATCATTGCGGGCGTGAACGCCGCAACTAGCGCGATCAAGCGCGTAGCCGAAACTAGCAATGATATCTCCAGTATTAGCTCGTTCCTCACCTCCCTCGGAGGGGCAGAAGTAGAGTTAGCGAGGAAGCAGAACGAAGGGAAGTTGTCAGAGGCCGACGCAGTCAAGGCTGCGCTGGCCAAGAAAAACATCCAAGACACAATGAGCGAGATCAAGGACCTGTTTCTCGTGAGTGGGAATTCAGCGCTTTACACGGAAGCCATGCAGGCGATGGCCGATGCTCGGAAGTCGAAGCAAGCAGAGCTTGCAAAAGCCGCAGCTGCAAAGAAGAAGTTCCGGCAGGACATGAAGCAGCTAGGTTTGGTTGTGCTGGCGACCATAGTGCTGTTGCCGCTGACGATGTTTGTATTTTTGAGCTGGCTGGTGAATTACTAGGGAGGTAGGTCATGTTGCAAAATCTGATTGGGCCGATTGCGAACGTCGCGTCAACGTGGATGACCCAACGTGGCGAACAGAAGGCAGCAAAACACGAAGCAAAGATGCAGGTTATCCGCAACGGCGCTGAGTGGGAAAGCAAAATGGCAGATGCCAGTTCAGACTCGTGGAAAGACGAATTCTGGACCCTGGTCTTAGCCGTGCCCATTTTCATGATTGGGTACAGCATTGCCTTTAATGACACTGCGATCATTGAGCGCGTCGAGCTAGCGTTCAAAGCGCTGAACAGTCTACCGGAATGGTATCAATACCTTTTGTTCCTGGCCGTGAGTGCGAGCTTCGGCATTCGAGGCGCAGACAAACTGATGAAACTACGAAAATGAATGCACTGATTGACATGCTCAAACGCCATGAGGGCGTGCGCGAGTTCGCGTACCGATGTTCTGCTGACAAGATCACGATAGGTTGCGGGCGAAACATTGATGAGGACGGTGGTCTTGGCTTGAACGAAGACGAGATCGAATATTTGCTGCGCAACGACATCATCCGCTGCGAGCGCGAGCTCACTAGCGCATTCCCCTGGTTTAAGCGCCTCGATGACGTGCGCAAAGACGCAATGATCGACATCTGTTTTAACCTGGGCATCACTAGGTTGCGCGGCTTTCAAAAAGCCTTAGCGCACATGGCGGAAGGTGATTTTATTCTTGCCGCGAACGAGTTCA